GGTCTGAGATGAAAGCTCAGGCCTCTTTTTATGACGCTTTTGGAAGTAAAGTAGACGGCTTAAGTGCTAAAGAACAAGGCTTGACCAAGATGATTGCTGCAYAGTCAAAGGTTGTAGCTGAATCTAAGAAGGCGTACGACGGATCACTGACTTCAAAAGGCGAAATGACCAAAAGTTCGGCTAGACTTGCAGCTAATTTTGAAGCCGAACAAGCAAAACTTGCATCACTGGCTAAAGAGTACATCAATACCGCCAAAGCAGAAGCCGAAATGAGTGTTAAAACAACCGGTGTCACTGGTGCGATTAACAAGCTTGGTACGGCCCAGATAGCTATTGGCAATCGCATGAAGTCACTTGGCAAAACAATGACCAGCGCAATAAGCCTACCGATTGCTGCAGGGTTAGCTTACGCAACAAAAGCAGCAATCGATTTCGATGGACAAATACAGGCAATGGGTCCTTTACTGACAAACGGCGGGGCTATAACTGCCAAATATCGTGCGCAGATGGATCAGCTCGCTTCATCTTCGAAAAAATGGTCTGTCGAATATGGCGTTTCTACGCCAGCCATTAATGACGGCATGTCAGAAATGATTAAGCGCGGATACACTGCCGCTCAGACCATTGGTGCAATGCCGTCAGTGCTTAACGCCGCAAAAGCTTCCGGTGATGATTTTAATGACGTTATGCATGTTTCAACCTCTGTTCTCGAACAGTACGGGCTTAAGGTAAACTCGACTAATGGCATGTTGAAAAATACAAGCCGCGTTACGGATACGTTGACATATATTGCGAACGCTACTGCAGCAGGGTTCCAAGATATGGGCGAGGCAATGACGTATGTCGGGCCTTCTGCTCATGCTGCTGGTATTTCACTCGAAGAAACCGCGGCGGCAATCGGTATCATGAGCAACAAAGGTATTGAGGGCTCTGTTGCGGGCACTGCATTACGAGGCGCCTTGACAAGGCTGTTGAAGCCTTCAAAGCAAAATATAGAAGGATTCAATGAACTGGGAATTTCCGTAACGGATTTCAAAAAGGGCACATTAACTCTTCCAGAAATCATTGACAAAATTAAAACCAATACAAAGGGTTGGACTGATCAGCAACGTGCCTCAGCAGTTGCCTTGGCATTCGGTACTGAAGCACAAGCTGGCATGAATGCCTTAATTGGAGCGGGCGGTAATGAACTACGTGATTACACCAAAAAAGCAGAGAATGCTTCCGGGACAACGAAAAAGATTGCCGATCAACTAAATAATACCGATGCCGCTAAGGTGAAGAAGTTTCAGCAATCGCTCCATGTCCTTTCAATAGAAATTGGTGAGAAACTTTTGCCGGCATTTACGCCGCTTTTGGAAAAAGCGACCGATGTTGTTACTGCTTTCAGCAAGATGGACTCGAGCACCCAGCAATCAATTGTTAAGTGGGGTCTGCTTGTTGCGGCTCTCGGACCCGCAATTCGCATTTTCGGAAGTATGAACGTTGGCTTAGGCAAGCTATCGACCGGTGTGATTGGAGTAATTGCAAAAATAGCCGGATTGGGTGCGAAGTCGCAAGCAGCCAAGACGGTTATGGGTCAGTTAACAGATGTAACGGGTAATGTTGTAGGAACCTTGACGAAAGCTGGCGGTGCCGCAACCAATACAGGTGGCTTAATTGGAAATTTAGCCGGAAGAATGACTGTTGCCGCTGGTGAAACAGGCGTATTAGGAAGCGCATTGACTCCGTTAGGACTTGGAATGATAGCTGTAGCCGGTGCGGCAGCAATTGGTGTCGTTGCTTGGGAAGGCTTCGGCAAACAGATGGTTGAGTCTTCCAACCGTGCTTCGCGATGGGGATCTGACATCGGCAAAACGGCCGATACTGCGGCAACTGAAATGTCGCAATATCAAAGCAAAGTTGATGTTGCCATGTCTGGGGCATCCGGTTCTGTATCTAGCAATGCAAAGACTATTAATTCAGCATTCAGCGGTATGATTACATCTGCTCAAAAGGCAAGCAAGGCTCAGAAAAAGGCTGCTGATGATCTTGCAAGTAGTGTCGATTCGGTAACAGCAGCAGCAATTGAAGAAGAGGCTAGCAAAGAAGAAGCGGCTCGCAACAAAAGAATTGCGAAGATGAAGTCATATGCTAAAGAAGCACAGGACATCACGAAGAATTCCATCAACAGCAATATCTCTCTTAATGCAGAACAACGCGTTAAGATTGGCAATATTCAAGATGAAATGGCCGAAGCTCAGATTAAGACACTTGGATTAACGGCAAAACAGCAACGTCAAGTGCTTGCTGCTGAGCTAGTCGAAACCAGCAAGATGTCCACAAAGCAATTGTCATCAATGGCAAAGTCCATTGGTGATGCTTCGTACCAAGAGATGTCGAGCTATGAGCAAAGGCTTAAAAAAATTAATGGCGACACAAAAGTTTCAGCCGCTGTAAGAAATGCCGGCCTTGAAGCTCTTGAGAAAGAACACATTGCAACGATGGATAAGCTCGGCGGAGACTATATCAGAGTTGCTAAAGCACAAGGTAAGTCACATTCTGAAATCATTTCTGAGCTGACACAACAGTATGGATTTACTGCTACGCAAGCCGCTGAAGCGTGGGATACGTACAACAGTAGAACTAAGGCCGCAGCAGATCAAACTAAAAAAGCCGTCAGCGTCTCATTAGATGGCTTATCTGGCTCTGTCAAAAAGGCTGCCGAAAGTTGGAACAACCTGAAACTGACAGATAAAAATGGCAAAGTTAAAACCAATGCCGTTGAAGAGGTTCAAAAGGCCGTTAAAAGTGGCAAGACTTGGAATGCTATTCAGCTTTTGCTACGAGAAGGCAAAATGACAACAAACGCTCAAGACATGGTTGCAAAAGCCCTAGCTGCTAACAAGCAGTGGGACGATTTGAAGTGGATTGAGAATGATCTGCACTTGTCTTCAAATGCTAAAGAGCAAGTTGCAAGCGCCATGATTGCTAACAATCAGTGGAATGTCTCTGACTGGAAGGAAGCTCAGATATGGGCAACTAACAAAACCAATAGTGCAACAATTGAAGCTCTTGCAAACGTAGGCAAATGGGATAGCTTGACCCCAGCACAGCAGCAATTGATTGCGCAAGCTAAGACAGGTGCTGCGCTGAAACAAACATTGCAAGACTTGGGCTTATGGAATGACATGTCTGCGAAAGTTAGACAAGCAATTTTGAAAGCCATTGACGAATCTACGCAACCCGCTGCACAAGCTAAGCGAGCTGTTGATTCATTTGTTGAACAAACCAAAACATCTGTTTTGAAAACTATTTATGTTGAAGAACATGTCACGCAGGGGCGAGCTGGTGGCGGTTCAGCAAATATAGCAACACGAGCCAAAGGTGATTCTAATTTTGCCGGCGGCCTCGCGATGGTTAACGATCAAAAAGGGCCAACGTTCCGTGAAGCTATTTTCCATCCTAATGGTGGAATTGAGATTCCATTTGGTCGTAATGTGATTAAACCAATTGAAAAGCATGCTCAAATTGTCCCTGCCGGAATGACGGCTAGAATGTTTCCAAAATTGCCTCAATACGCCAATGGTAAAGACATTCCAGCAAATGCAACAGCACTTAGCCTAGCAAATCAAGTGACTCAATCATTGGTTGGTCAACAGCCAGTTAGTGTCAGCAATTCTTTAGATACAAAAAATCTTGAAAAGTTGCTTATGTCTATTCAGTCTATGATGTCGGCGCTGATGCAACGCGATACAACGATTGATATGGATGGACGTAAAGTTGCCGAAGTTCAATATCCGTACTTGTCTAAGATTCAAAGCATTCAAGCTCGTCGTTATAACAGAATAAGGGGTTATACGAATTGAAGAAAGAAATTGCAGTTAAATATGGAGATTTTGATTTGTCGCCGTACTTTATTGTTTCTAATGTGACGATGCCATTTCTATACAAAGACAATCAGTATACTCAAATAGGCCGATCAGATGGTGAAAGTCTGATTTATTCTCGTAATGCTAAAACAAAAATCACTATCCAAGGAACCATCTTGACTCAGGAAACGAACCTTACCGTGGCTGAAACTAAAGATGAATTAATTAATGCTTTGAAATCAGATACTGTTCAGCAGCTAACATTGTCAAACTATCCGGGAAGATATTTCAACGCTATTTTTGATGGAAGTCAGGACTTTGACGGTACTTTTGACTATATTGCCACGGTAGAACTAGTATTCACTGTTCCCGATGGCATCGCGCACTCGGTAGCCACGAAGACGGCTGACAACAAGGATCCTAAATGGAACGGTTCACCATTGAATTTGTTGGCAGGCACAAGTGATCAGGAGACAAGTGCAACAGTTGATCTCAATAATTGGAACGCCCCGAGTCAACACCCAAATATTTCAGTAACTTCTGGTCAAAAGTTTGCATATCAAATTTTTATAACAAATCATAATACCGTTGACTTGACTGCCGGTGTTGATGCTTTTTCAGGAAAAGCATGGAAAGCCACGTATGTGGGCAACGTCATTAAGGCTGGCACTTCTGGCTATTCATCTGTTACGTTCACGATTCCTTCGGGAACTGATAACATTGTTGCCAATGCTGCAAGACTTGTGGCACGAGTTACCACTGCAAAAACAACAGTTTACTGGCAAAAAGAAAAACTGGAAGTTAATACCTCTGTTTCACCGTGGTCGCCTAACCCAGCGGATCCTGAATACTATGCCGACACCATCACGGTACACAATGCTGGGACGTATCCATCTGAACCAGTTATCACGGCTACTATCAACGGTGATGACGGCGTATTAACTGCTATTAATGATCAGGGCAGTGTGCTACAGTTTGGATCTCCCGATGAGACTGATGGCTTTGTGAAGCAAAAGTCTGAACGCGTTTATCATCTCGATTTCAATCAGACGCCAACAGGGGTAACGCTCAATAATGGCGTTACGGCTTTTCCTTACTATGAGCATGGCAATGATGCCAACGTACAGTCGGGACCGTTTGGATATGCAAATGGTATTGCCTACCCGTCCACTGAACGAACCGCTTCCAATTACTGGAATGGGCCTTCAATGAGCGGCACCATTCCACCAAATTCAAATGGCTCTAACACGGCTAATTTTCAGTTTGTCAATCGTGTCAATGTTGATACGAGCGGCCCTGAAGTCGGTCGGTTTGAGTTCAATTTAACGTATCAAGGCAAGATAGTTGCCTCACTCGCATTGTTTGATGACAGCCCAGCAAATGACCAGCTTGTCTTTTCGGGAACCCTTTTTGACGGTAAGGATGCCAAAATGGTTTTCTTTGATCTGTTGCCACGAAATTACTATCGTGGGGGCAACTACAATGCCGTGATAACTAAAGTGGACAATTGGTTAACCTTCCGTTTGGATCGTCTTGATTTAGGTGATGGTGGTATTGAGCCAGTTGATATAGGAGGATTCCCGGCCATGCTAATTGATGGCTGGACGGCTTGGTTCCCCGGATTCTCCGATCAACGTGGTTGGTCCATTAACTGGCAAGACAGCTATTTCGAATGGATCAACGTTGACTACTGGAACGACATTCCTAACCGGTTCAAAGATGGAGATGTCGTGAAAATCGATGTTGCTAATCGGCGTGTCCTTGTTAATGGCTTTGAAGATCGAACACTGCAGGCAATTGGCAATGATTGGGGCGGGTTCAAGATTCATCCCGGCAATAACACGATTCGCCTGCTTACTTCAAATTGGGCAAAACGGTGTGAGGCCGAAATTGCATGGCAGGAGGCGTGGCTATGAAAGATTTTTACTTTACTGACCGAGCATGGCACTTGCTCGGTATTGCAACTGCTGGCGGTGGTGGGAAAATCCACATTGTCGATGATACTGATGATCAGCTTATCTCAGCAGGCGCTCGCACCTATTCTGGTACCATTCGGTTCACTCCTGAACTATCGTCCAAGGTTCAAGCAATGGCAGCACGTGGCAATTACATTTTGTATATGGATGAGCGCAATAAAGCAGTCTTTATGACAATTATGGAATCAAGCCATGATCCACTTGCTGGCGAGGAGACATTCACTGCTGAAGATGCTGGTATTGATTTGATTAACGAGACCGTTGGTCCCTATAAAGCTCCACAAGCAATGGGCATCGCCGATTATATTAAGCTGTTCACGAATGACTCAGGTTTTGAAATCGGTCTTAACGAGATCCCTAATTTGAAGCGAACGCTTGAATGGACTGACGAGTCTGACACAACGTTAAATCGCATTCTATCTGTTGCGACTCAGTTTGATAATGCTGAACTAGGCTTTAGCTTCGATGTGTCTGGAACAACGGTTGTGCGCCGCGTAATCAACATTCATAAGCGCATTGGTGCTGATAGAAATATCACGCTGTATGTGGATAAAGACATCAATAAGATTGTGACGTCCGGCAGTATTTATGATCTCTATACGGCCGTCACACCGACAGGTGGTACGCCTGAAAGCAAAGATGGCGAGACCACTGATCAACAGCCAATCACACTTGAAGGTTATCAGTGGACAGATCCCGATGGTCGTTACGTATTAACAAAAGAGGGAGTTTTGCTAGATCCGGTAGCCAACCAAACATGGAGCAGGCTTTTAGCCAAAGGTGGTTCGCCGAGTGTCAATGCAGCGTATATCAATCGTGTTGTCACTTATACGGCTACTTCGCAAGCGACTTTGCTTCAATCTGCACTCTCTGATCTTAAGGCTCACAATCATGAAGCAGTCAATTATGAGACTGACATTGCTGTGCTGCCACAAAATATCAACATTGGTGACACAATTCATTTAGCTGACGAGGATGAACACTTGTATCTGTCGGCTCGCTTGCTCGAGCTCAAATCAAGCTATTCCATGGACACACACACAGCAACATTGGGAGACTACCTCATTGAGCATGATCAGGTAGCAGCCCAATATCGGCAACTTGCTGAGCAGATCAAAAATTTGCCTAAAACGGTTCAATACTATCCATGGATTCGCTATGCCGATGATGACAAGGGCACTAACATGTCAGCTTTCCCAACTGATAAGAAATACATGGCATTCAGGTACAGCAACAAGTCATCCGTGCCAAGTGACAATCCGGCTGATTACGCCGGCAAGTGGGCATTGATTAAGGGCGCTGATGGTGCTGATGGTGTTCCCGGTGCAAAGGGTGCAGATGGCCGTACAAGCTATTTTCACACCGCTTGGGCGAATGATGTAAGCGGTCAAAGTGGGTTCACGGTATCCGGTGGTGATGGCAAAAAGTATATTGGCACGTATAGCGACTTCACACAGGCAGACAGCACTAATCCGGCTGATTACAACTGGGCGCTTTTTAAAGGTGAAGACGGTGATGTGGGACCCAAAGGTGATCAAGGTTTGCCCGGTGCCAAGGGTGCCGATGGTCGTACTGCCTATACTCACTTTGCTTACGCAAATAGTCAAGATGGGAAGACCGACTTTTCAACAACTGATTCTAATCGCAAGTACATTGGTTTCTACAGCGACTTCACATCTGGCGACAGCACGAATCCAAGCGACTATAACTGGTCGCTAATCAAGGGCGCTGATGGTGCGAATGGTAAAGATGGGGTGCCGGGTAAAGCAGGTGCCGATGGCAAGACATCGTACTTCCATATTGCCTATGCCGATAGCAGTGACGGTAAAACGAACTTTTCGCTGGATACTCCGGGTTCTAGAAAATACATCGGTAGTTATACAGACTTCACGCAAGCCGATAGCACAAATCCAGAACTTTATTCTTGGCAATTGGTACAAGGGCCAAAAGGTGAAGATGGTGCTGATGGTGTGCCGGGCCCTAAGGGAGCTGATGGCAAAACTAGCTACTTTCATACAGCCTATGCTAACAGCATTGATGGGAAACAAGGCTTTTCAACCACAGATGGCAATGGTAAGTCTTATTTCGGCCAATATGTTGACCAGAACCAAGCGGATAGTACCGACCCAACTAAATACTCATGGGCATTGTTCAAAGGTACTGATGGTCGTGACGGCAAAGATGGCAGTGATAATGTGCCAGTCATTACTGTTGGTGCAGCGTATCCATCAGGTCCCAAAAAGGGGGATATGCATTGGCTGACTGATAGCAGCGGTGTTGTAACGGGATATTATACCTATGATGGGACTAAATGGAACCCTTATAAAATCGACGCTAAGATTCTTTCGGCAGAAACATTTAACGGCATGACCTTCAACGGGGTTACATTTACCGGGTCTAAGTTCATTTCTTCATTTAAAGGTGTCAAACCCGATGGCGTTGCTGACTATACCGTCCACGGGACAACCACAATGGCCGATGGCAAGATCGTCACAGATACGTATTCGGATACTGACAACAGTCAGGTGACGCATACCGAACTCAGCCAATTTGGCTTGCTAAGTCAAATTTATAACAAAGGCACGCTGATGGATAGTGCGCAACTATCGTTAGGTATGTTAACGCTAAGCGGCAACTATCAAACTGCCAGTAACAAGCCGTTGGAGTGGATCACCAGCAGCTTAGATGCTTTAAGAGTCTTGCAATTAACAAATAATAACTTGCTTGTTTGGCATGGCGCTTTCTATCCGCAATCTGGAGATACTGCAACAATATCGACGCCACTTTCAAAGACTTTATCTGGATGGTTAATTGCATGGAGCTATTATCAAAACGGATCACCAACGTATAACAACTATGCGTTCACGCTGTTACCAAAGGCCGCTTTGATTTATAACACGACTGGTGCTAACTATTTAAGAGTGACCTTCACAATGAAGGATGTTGGAACCATCTTCAAAGTTCTGTGGTATGACGACACACATATTGTTGGCACGGCTGAGAACAATACGGGCTCGTTATCAAAGGCGGTTATGACTGAGGTATACGCAGTTTAGGAGGCTGTTATGGAAGCTGACAAAGTAAAAGCAATTTTTAACACTGATGAAGATGGCTATATCACTGGCTACCAGCAGGAGTTTTGGGACGGCAGTCAGTGGCAAACGCCATTCGATGATGAGAAAGCCATTCTGATTGCACCGGAAGAACTGAAAAAGATTGCCATTGGCGCCTCAAAGCTGGCTGATGACGGTACTGTTGTAATAGATACCGATAAGCAAGCAGCGCTAGAAAAAGCGGCTAATCAAGTGACACCGACCGGAGAACAGATGCTACTCGCAAATTTAACTCTTGAAGTAGCACAGCTGAAGGCGGCGAAATCAAGTGACTAATTATGATCAGTGTGCACTACTTTACAGTTGGGGGATTGATTTAACACCTTATGTACCGGTAATGATCACTCCAGATCAATACAAGCAAATTACAGGCAGTGACTATGTCGCCAGCAAAAGCTAGCGGCTATTTTTATGGAATGGAAGTGGAACAATGTGGATTTATTTATAAAGTTGGGTGGAGCGGGGCTGGTCTCTGGTTTGCTGATGTGGTGGATCAAAATTTTGTATGGTAAATGGCAAGACAACAAGAAGGAACGGCTAAACGAGGTTGCCGCAAATGAACTAGACCGTAAAAAGGAAGCAGAAGCTTTGCAGGATTCGGTTGAATTGCTCAAAACAGCGATGGTCGGGTTACAACATCACGACTTATACAAGACGTGCCAGACATATTTAGATCGTGGCTATGTCAGCACAGCGGATCTAAATGACCTAGACTACTTGTTCAAGCCTTATAAGGCACTTGGTGGAAATGGAACCGGTGAGCTCTTGTATAACCGAGTTCACGATCTTGAAATAAGAAAGGAAGATACAAATGAATAATTGGACAGATCTTGTAGTATCACTTGCAGTAGCAGCAATCCCAATCATTGGGGCTTGGATCTCAAAACAATTGCTGGCTAACAAACAGGCACTCACTTTGGTAAAGGTATTAGGCCCATTGGCAAACGCAGCGGTAACAGCGGCAGAACAGCTCGGTGTGACACAGGCGATTGACGGCGCGGTTAAGAAATCGACTGCTATTCAGGCTGCGAAAGACGGCTTAAAATCGCTTGGCTTCACCAGCACAGACGAGCAGACAATTGCCAACGCAGTTGAGAAAGCCTATGCGGATTTGAAAGACAGCCTAGCAGAAACCTATCCGCAAAAGACAGTTGATCAGGAAGCATCTAATCAAGACAAGGTAGCTGCCGCAGCTCAGGCGGCCGCAGATGCAGTTAAGGCTCAACTGGCACCGGCATCTGTTGCTCCACAGCAATAAGGAGGGCACAAGATGGCAGATTTCATTGCATCAATGATTGCGGGCATAATTACGCTTACCATTTGTGCATTTGCGCTTTATGCGTCCATAATATCTTTCCCGTTGCTTGACTACTTCAAATCGTTTGGCGTATTTGGCATTGTGATATCGTCCGCAGGCATTATATTATCATTTACCGCTATGATTTTTGCCTGTCGCGAATTCTTTTCTGAATGAAAGAGGAAATCAAAACCATGAAATTTAAAACTAAACTCATCACTTTGGTAGTCGCCTTTTTGGCGGCTATTTCTTTTGCCCTGCCAGCGCAGGTAAATGCGGCCAAGGGAGATCAGGGACCTGATTGGTCAAAGTATCAGGGATCAAGTGGACGATATGGAACAGATCAAGACAAGTTCATCATCGCTCAGATTGGCGGTACTTACGGTGGTACTTACATCGATCAGTGGACGTACGATAGCCAAATTGCCAGTGCAAAGGCAGCAAGAAAACGTGTGCATAGCTACATCTGGTATGGCGTTGGTGGAAGTAGCAAGTTGGGGTTAGAAGCACTTGACCGTTATATGCCTCGTATCAAAGCGCAGACACCAAAGGGAAGCATCGTTGCTTTGGACTACGAAGATGGTGCTTCTGGCAATATGGCAGCTAATACGGATGCAATTTTAGCTGGCATGCGGCGCATTCAAGCTGAGGGTTACACACCGATGTATTACAGTTACAAGCCATATACATTGGCACACGTCGATTATCAGCGTATTCTGAAAGAATTTCCTAACAGCCTTTGGATTGCTGCTTACCGTGATTATCTGCCAACTACCAAACCAGACTACGGTTATTTCCCAAGTATGGATGGGGTAGCTATTTGGCAGTACACGAGCGCATTTGGGCTGTCGCAAGGCCTCGACGGTAACGTCGATTTGCTAGGCGTCACCGATAATGGCTACTCGAAGCAACCAGTAACACCTATCACCCCAGCACCAAGCCAGCCAGCGAAATCAAATGCATCCACTGATTCCGACTATGCGCAAACTGGTGTTTTCAAGCCGTCCGCGACTGTTAACATCCGCACTGGTGCCGGCACCGGCTATGCATCCGTTGGTAGCTATGCACCCGGTGAAAGTGTGATTTATGATCACGTGTATATCCGTGGCACATATGTTTGGGCGCGTTATCTCAGCTACTCAGGCATGTATCATTATGTTGCCTTGGGCGTAAATGGTGGTGAGAGCTATGGTTCGCGCAGTTCAAATGCGCAAACCTATTCGCACACGTATTATACAGTCCGCTCTGGTGACAGCTTCTGGAGCATTGCTAACAAGTACGGCATTAGCATGTACACACTCGCTGCCAACAATGGCAAGTCAATCTATAGCCTGATCTACCCTGGCGAAAGCCTGTACATCAGGTAACAAAAAAGTCCTCTGCTCGCTAACGCGGGTGGAGGGCTTATTTTTGGATGAAACAGTTGTTTAACATTAAACTAAAAGTTATCATTGTGTTAAGAGTACTTGAGGAACGAGGAATTGATTTGATAATTGATGACGCAGAGGTCAAGGACCATAGCTTCCATGAAGCTGTGGACCCGTTGGAAGAATCGCAGTATTTCAATTTCAGACAAGATGCTAATGTGGTGTATCAAGCGCTGTCGACTTTAGAAATTATACCAAACCAAAAATTAGCATGTTAGTTGATATGTGGCCCTGTCAGTCTTTATCAATACCCGTTGTAATGTACTCACCCAAAAAGCAGAAATGCGACAGAATAAATTTTGAACTTGTTAAGCCCCTCAAAGACAATTATGGACGTTCCGTTTTTGAATTTAGAGCTAAGCTGTCCATGACGGAGTTGCGCAGTATTTCATTTATAATGAAGAAAGTGGACGATTGTCTATTTTTAATGACCTATACATTTCACAAGCAAAGGTTTGAGAACGGAACACCCGTGGAACCTAAAAATACTGAATTCGATGTTTTCTCTGGATCTGAAACTAACGTTTTTTTAAAAAGGGCTATTTCTGACTTTTCAAAAGAAGACATATTGAGCCACTTTTTATAGCGGAGGCTAATCTGAATGAATCTTAAAGATGCTATTCATAAGCATATGGAAATAGAAAATGATATTGCGCCATTTTCTGTTAAGCTACGATCAGAAATTGTTTGGTCATTTGTTTCATCAGGGCTTTCAGATAAGGACGTTGTTCAAGCGTTCCATTTGACAGATCATAAGTGGAATATGATGCTATACGGATCTACTGAAATACCAAATAAGGAATATCAGCTAGTTCTTAATTTTCTAAATAATCCGAAAGGCTTTTATGCAGGTAGAGGTCTTCCCATTTATGCTCAATTAATAAAGAAAAATAATAGTGGCATGCAGTACGGTGGGATTGATGAAAGCAATTTAACGTATAAAGAACGGCATAATAGTCAGGCTTCGTCTATTTTGGCTCAGTTTCATTCCTCTCCCTCTGATATGTTGAGCTGGAGTTTGGCAAAAGATGAGGCTGAATTTAAAGGAAACAATGAAGATACTGATGATTCAATAGAGTTGAACCGCACAATATCTGTTGAATGTTAAGGAGTATTTTAATGACTGATAAAACGCGCATCGATGTACTAAGCTCTAAACTACTTTTTCTGCATTACACTCCGTTAACTATATTTACAAGTTCCTATCTTGAAGGGGCCTATCCAGAGTTAAAAGCCGTACAATTCAAAAGTGAGCTTCCAAATATTAATGGTCAAAACATAAGCGTTAGTTTCGGCAAGACAGGTTTTTTGGATTTGGCTAAAGCCAACAAAGAAAGCGAAAACACAGGGGTTAAGGTTCGGCTGTCTACATCTGGTTTCATTATTGAAAAAATAGCCGAAAATGTATTTACGGCTGGCATTAGAGTTCGCTTAGGGTTTGAGTATGAATCAAAAGAAGATGCTCTAGAATTTATAAAAAATAGTACGCAGCCTTTTGCTGTTCCAGTGCTAAATAAGCTCAGCTTTATTAGATCGAGTATTACTTCCGCTACCATGCCGTTCCCCCTTGTTGATGACTTAGCGTCAGAGCTTTTCAAAGGAAATGCTGAAATCGAACGCGGATGAAAAAATGAGACACAAATTGCTGTATGCCTTTTCCCAAAACAGCCTCCTACCGTAATGGCGGGAGGCTTATTTTTGTGCACAAAATATGCACAAAATGTGGTTTTCTACTATTGTATATACGTTTGTTTTCGCACTTACTCTCCGTTGTCTTGCATTCGGATGTAGCTACATAAGAAGCCTCAAAACGCTGTTAATTCGGTGTTTTGAGGTTTTTTTGAACATCAAATAAAATTTGACTGTGCCTGATATGATTAGTAGCATGAGTGGGGATTTAAAGGATGGTTAAGACATCTGACCATCACAAAATCGTTAACCGACTTTAGTGACTATTTTTTACGAAAAGCTTGTAATTTTTAATAGCTTCCGCTAGTATAAATAGAGCAATAGACACCACACATGGAGGATTAGCTCAGTTAGGAGAGCGTCTGCCTTACAAGCAGAGGGTCACAGGTTCGAGCCCTGTATCCTCCATAATGAAAACACCTACCACTGCGGCAGGTGTTTTTCTTTTACCTTTTTGAAGTTGGACGGGGCGTCCAACGCATGAGATTTGACTTAGTTTAAATAGCTATTAGAGGGGGCTGATTCTGACAATAAAAACGCCACCACTGATTGTGGCGACGGTTGATTAGCCGTGCATGCGCGCTAGATAGAGTAACAGCGTTGCAATGACTGGGCTAAATTGGTAAAGGTAGCTGGGTACTTTAAATGGTCGACGGCTGTTGATGAGCGTGACAAGGATGATGATACCGCCGATAGCTATTAAGTTGAGTCGTTGTAACCAGTAACCGATAACGACGGTGATTGCCAACAAGACCATATCTGTCCACTTGGGAAAATGGTTGGCCCATAACCCGATTAGTGCTGGCACATATAGTAATGCCAAGTCGAGCAACATATCCTGACTGAGAAAATGCAAACCCGCGTAAATAAGTAAGATTTGGAATAAAATTGCTTGGCCAAAAGCAATGGTACCAGCCCATTGCTTGGTAACTTTTTGTGTGCGCAACAAAAATGTCAACAGGAGCTGAACAGCAACTAATGGTAACAAGATCCATTGATTGATGGCACCAATGATACCGGTAATAGCGGCAATGATTAGAACTAATGGGTAACGTTTAACGACCATTGCAGCCGCTAAGCAAACGCCCATGAGTAAAAGCGCGATGATTTGAAAATGCCATGTAATTTGCAAACTTAGCGCGATCAGAAACGGATAGGCGAGTATTTGTCCGATAAAGGCCACTGCACCAGCACCTTGATTGATATTTTTCAAATTGATTATCCTTTCTATGATGCTTCCATTTTACAAAACCCTGAGACGGTAAACAAAGATTTTCGGAAATTTTACATCTTTTATGTTATGCTACTAGAGTTGCAAAACATTCCCGATGGGGTTCGTCAAAGCTATGACGAACATGCCTTGTAACCTAAAATAATAAGGGGGAAACAAAACATGCAGGAACGCCATTTATTTACGTCGGAGTCTGTTTCGGAGGGGCATCCGGATAAAATTGCTGATCAGATCAGTGATGCTATCTTGGATGCCATGCTTGAACAGGATCCCGATTCACGAGTTGCTTGCGAAACGACGGTGACAACCGGTTTAGTGCTGGTTGTCGGTGAGATATCAACAAAGGCTTACGTTGATATTCAATCAGTGGTTCGCGGGACAATTAAAAAGATCGGTTATACCAAGGAATCAGGTTTTGATCCTGATAGTGTCGGAGTACTGGTCGCTTTGGATGAACAGAGTCCAGATATCGCTCAAGGGGTTGACGAAAGTCTTGAAGCCCGTGAGTCTGATACTGATCCGCTTGACAAGATCGGTGCTGGCGATCAAGGCATGATGTTCGGTTTTGCCATTGACGAAACCGAAAACTATATGCCGTTACCGATTTCATTGGCCCACGCGTTAATGCGCAAAACTGATTCATTACGGCACAAGGGTGAAATTAGTTATCTGCGTCCAGATGCTAAGGCGCAGGTCACGGTGGAATATGATGATGATGACAATCCAATTCGGGTTGATTCCGTTGTTGTCTCCGTGCAACATGATCCGGATGTCACGCTTGAAGAAATTCGCCGCGATGTCGAGGCCAAGATTATTCGCACTGTGATTCCTGAAGCTTTAATGGATGATGACACGAAAATTTATGTCAATCCGACTGGCCGCTTTGTACTGGGCGGTCCGCAAGCCGATTCTGGTTTGACCGGACGCAAAATTATCGTTGACACATATGGCGGTTTTGCCCGACATGGTGGTGGTGCCTTTTCTGGTAAGGACGCGACGAAGGTTGATCGTTCGGCCAGTTATGCAGCGCGTTATATTGCCAAAAATGTGGTAGCAGCGGGTTTGGCGAAACGGGTTGAAGTACAATTGGCATACGCAATCGGTGTTGCCAAACCGGTTTCCGTGTCGGTGAATACATTTGGCACAAGCGCAGTATCAGAAGATGTGATTGAACAGGCAATCCGTGAGAACTTTGACTTGCGGCCTGCTGGCATTATTAAAATGTTAGACCTGAAGCGGCCGATTTATGAACAGACGGCAGCATATGGTCATTTTGGACGTACAGATGTTGATCTTCCTTGGGAGCACTTGGATAAGGTGCAGGCTTTGCTCAAGTACCGAGATTAGCGAGAAAAGAGGCGGCCTTAGTCGAGAATTATTCTCGGCTGGGTCGTTTTTTCGTGCTTATGAGGGGCTTCTCAAGACTAACAACATCACCTGGCAACTCAGAAGGGATATTTATGAAGCAAAGGAAAACCAATGTCGCACTAGTAACGGCGGCAATTTTTATTGGCACATTTATGACGGCGATTGAAGGCACGATTGTGTCAACAGCTATGCCAACCATTATCGGCAGTTTACATGGGGTTCATTTAATGAACTGGGTCTTTTCCATTTTTCTGTTGACTAATGCGATGGCGACGCCGATTTACGGCAAACTGAGTGACAAAATTGGTCGCAAACCAGTTTTTCTCATTGGACTAACGATATTTGTCATTGGTTCGTTGCTATCCGGTTTGTCACAATCCATGGAAATGCTAATTATTTTCCGCGCAATTCAAGGGATTGGTGCTGGGGCTATTATGCCAGTGACATTTACGATTATCGCCGATATTTATCCATTCGAAAAACGAGCAAAAATGCTCGGTTTTAATGGCTCGATGTGGGGAATCGCTTCGGTAATTGCGCCGTTATTGGGCGGTTTTATCGTTGATCAGTTAAGTTGGCACTGGATTTTCTTTATTAACGTACCGTTGGGTATTTTCACGTTTGGCCTTGTGTGGTTCTTTTTGCAGGAAGATCGGCGCAGTGTCCGGCAGCCGCTTGACATGCGCGGGACGGTTTGGCTGCTGGTGGCCTTGTTGGCGATGATGTATGGCTTTCAGACATTAGCTGAGCCCAACGGCATCTGGCAGTTAGTTGCCATGGCAATTGTGGCGACGTTGGGCTTCTGGCGTTTTTGGCAGGCAGAACGGCGTGCAGTCGATCCGATCATTGACTTGAAACTATTTGAAAATCGTACTTTTGTGATTCATAATTTAATCGCCGCTTTGATTTCGGGGTTCGTGATTGGATTTGAAGTCTACATGCCTATGTGGATTCAAGGAATTCGCGGCATGGATGCTTCCCTTGGCGGCTTTGCCGTGACCCCTAGTTCTTTGATGTGGGTCGTTGGCTCTTTTGTTGCTGGCAAGTTATTGGGCCGGTTCCAACCTAAGCCGATTCTGACAGGGGCCATGATTTGGCTGCTTGGCGGTAGTCTTGTGCTGGCATTAGTGCCGCAATCGACACCGTATTTTGTCTTTCTGCTAGTTGCCGGCGCCTTAGGATTCGGCTTTGGTTTGGTGATTACGATTACTACGGTAACAGCTCAGGCCGTTGTGGCGCCTGATCAGGTTGGCGTGGCAACGAGTTTCAATACCTTGTCTCGAACGTTGGGGCAAACACTGATGGTCTCGGTTTATGGGATTGTTTTGAATCTGCGTCTGACTCAAGGTATCGCGGCAGATAGCCGGCTCAATAGCAATATGCTCAACGAACTGATTAATCCGCATACCGCCAAAAATTTACCCGCAGCAGTGTTGCCAACGCTTCGGCAAATTTTGTATGAAGGTCTGCACAACATTTACTTTTTCTCGATTATCATTGTGGCGTTGGCGATTCTAGCCAATCATTTTGAAGCAAAAAGGGTGCTGACAAAAGAAACAATTCAGGAGTCGAATGAAGAAAGCTGAATCAACTGAAATATCATACAAAAAACGACGTACTATTAAGTT